CGCACCTATGGTTAGATCTGCATATTTTAGAAATGAAGGTCCTCAAAGTGAAACTACTTCTAGGGGAATTTCAGATGCAGGAAACTATACAGATGCAAAAAATATGTATACTCCAATTAAATATGACTCAGTTACAGGATCAGTTCTTGAGTCAGCACCTGCTGCTAAGGGAACAATTCAGATGTACAGAAACAGGTATGATTTAACTAGATATTATGAATCAAAAGAAAACACTGATCTTGATTCAACAATGTATGGCTTTAAATTTCTTTACAATCCTACTGAAGTTAGTATGGGTTGGGGAATTGCTGAAGGCGTAAATCCAGATGTAATTCAAAGTGGAGCAGAGGGTTATATTGTACCAATTGGTGCAGGCCTAAACCAAAGCACGGTAGATTTTACGTTGTTGTTAAATCGAATTGGAGACATGACATATCTAGATTCAAATGGACTTATTCCAGGTGCCGATAATCCTTATCCAGGTAACTTTAGAAAACTTGAAGATTTAAAAATGATTTATAAAAAAGGAACTATGTACGATTTAGAATACCTTTTTAGAACTATAAATGGTCCAAATGCAAGTTATCAATCTAGTTTAAATGATAAAACTGCAGACAGAGGGTTCTTACTAGGTGCTCAAGTAGAATTACATTTAGGAGATGGCCTTAGATATTTAGTAAGAATTGGATCCCTGTCTATAAACCACACCGTGTTTAATGACAGAATGGTTCCTATTCTTTCTAACGTACAAATTAGTTGTCACAGATTCTACGACCCACCTAGGATAAGAGAGTAACTATGATCTTTTTAGATAGTAGATATGTTGATGGAGTTCTTTTTAAAGCCTGGCATGCAAAAAAACAAGAGTATCACTTAACGGTTTTTAGAACATATCCAGATTATTTACAATCATATTTTATATATGAGTGGGTTGAAACTGATCGACTAGACATACTAGCAACTAAATTTTTAGGAAGCCCTGGTTTATGGTGGCAAATTCTAGATATAAATCCTGAAGTTATAAACCCAGACACATTACAACCTGGAACACAATTAAGGATTCCAAATGTTTAATCCAGAAATTCAAAATAGAAGAAGTGTATCTTTTAAAGTTTCTTATCCAGATTTTCCATCTATAACACTGCTACCTAGAAGTGTTACTCTATTTCAAGAAATGGGAAAGCACGACATAGTTGAACTTAAGTATAGAAGCGTTACAGCAAACCTATATAAAAGTATAAAGACTGGAGTTCCCGTTCAAATTAATTGGAAAAATGATAAGGTGTCTGGAATTTTTAGGGGATACACCACCTTTGTTTCCTTTCCAATTGAAAATAAACCTTATAGAGAATTAAAAATACTTTGTATTGGAGCCTCCTATCCGTTAAAAGAACAGGCATCAAAAGTTTGGGTAAATAAAACTGCATCTGAAATTGCTACAGACATTGCTAAAAAGTTTAAATTAAAACCTGTAGTTACATCTCATCCAACTAGGTTTACTCAACAATCTTTAGCGGGGCAATCTTATTGGGAAAAATTAAATGAACTAGCAAACTTAATTGGATATGGAATGCAAGTTTCTGGAACAGAGTTACATTTTCATCCAATAGATAAAATGATAAATCAATTTATGACTACTATTCCAATAATGTCATTTAAAAATGTGCTAAGTCATCCAGCAAATTATTTTGAATCTCCAACTTTAGATGTTTTTGAAAGTAAACTTGGAGATTATATTGAAGGTGGAGAATATAAGAGAACTGAAAATTTAGTCAGTGGTGTAGATCCTGTAACGGGAAAAGTATACTCTTCTAAAACTTCTCCAAATAAAGTAGGAAAATCTTTAAGAAAAGTTACAAAAGAGCCTTTGTTTTCTAACAATAGAACAACAACAGTAATAAATAGTAATGCAATGGCTAAATCTTTATCTGAGGCCGCATCTCATTTAGGTCGCTTTACAATTCCAGCAAAAGGAATTGGACAGGGTGATCCAAGAATTGCCCCTTGGAGAACGATAGAGGTTCGTGGTACGGGGGAAACTAGTGATGGTTTTTGGATTATAAAAAAAGCAGAACACTTTATGCACTCTGACGGCAGATACCAAGTTGAGTTTACTTGTTTAACAGACGGTACTGGTGGAAACAAGCCTAGTTCTTTTAGACCATCTAATGCTGGCACTGTTCCAACAAGGGATGTAAAGAGCGCTCAGGCCAAAGGAAAGGCAACATCCACTAAACTAAGCGCTAAGTCGCCACTAGTCTCCCAAGGATCTGCTGGCTACAAGGTTACTCCAAGAAAGTGGACGGGTAAATAATGTCTGAAAAAGCAATTTCTCTTCCATTCTTAATTGATCCATATGGTCGAGTAGCATCGACTCAATCTCAATCTAAAATTTGGTCTGATAAAGTTAAGTCGGTGTTGGGTACAACATTAAGAGAAAGAGTTATGAGGCCTAACTTTGGTACTTTGATTCCTTATTCTTTATTTAACACCGAAACAACTGCCGCTTCTGAAATAGAAACAGAAGTTACTAAAGCATTTGTTGAACAACTTTCTTTATTAACTCTTGAAAAAGTTAATGTAACTAATGATCAATACACAAACGTGTTAACTATTGAGGTAGTTTATGCATTACCAAACGATGAAGTAGTAAGTACCGTCATCGGATTGGTTCTTGTTCAAGGTACTAAACCAATCTATGAGGAGTTGCTATGACCATAGCCCCAATATCTAATATCCCAGTATCAATTGACTACACTGGAAGAGATTATTATTCTCTTAGAGAAGCGTTAATTTCTAGAATTCAAGATAGAATTCCTGAGTGGACAGCATCAGATCCAGCGGACTTTGGTGTTGCTTTAGTTGAGGCTTTTGCATATATGGGAGATTTGGTTTCGTATTACATAGACCGAGCCGCTAATGAAGCCTTTTTAGCAACTGCTACTCAACGAGATAGCATTTTAAATATTGCTTTAACTTATGGGTATACGCCAGCAGGGTATAGAGCAGCAACTGTTGATGTTACCTTCTCAAACACATCAGAAGAGGCCGTAACAATTCCTGCGGGCACTGTGCTAACTGGAACAGTTATTATTGAAGATACCGTAGAAACGGTTTACTTTACTACTGATGCAGTGTCAGTTGTTGATGCTATTGATGGAGAAACTCCTGGTACATACCTAGTAAGTGCGACACAGGGAAGGTCAGTAAATCTTGTTGCTGAAGATGTAAACACCTATGGAGAGTTAGTTGGTACATCAGATGGAACTCCAAACATGTCTTTTGAACTTGGCGAAACTCCAGTAGTTGATGGAACTATTGAAGTATTTGTACAAGATGGCGATATATTTTCTAAATGGACACAAGTGCAACACTTGTTAGATTATGGCCCAACAAATCTTGTGTACTCTGTATTTTCCGACGCAGACAATGTTGTTACTATAAATTTTGGTGACGGAGTATCGGGAGCAATTCCTACAAACTATTCAGAAATTAGAGTTAGATACACTGTTGGTGGAGGATCTATTGGAAATATAGCAGTCAATACTCTAGATAGTATTGATTATATTCCTGGGTTATCAGAAGGTGAAACAACAGCAATTCAAGGTGCAATTACTTTAACAAATGAAACTGTTGGACTAGGTGGTTCAGACCCCGAGAGTAATGAACAGATTCGTATTGCTGCTCCATCATCTTTACGGTCTGGAAATAGGGCCGTAACACTACAAGATTTTTCTGACCTTGCTGTTTCGGTTAGTGGGGTAGGAAAAGCAAATGCAACAGCAGATGTTTGGACATCAGTAACTCTATACATTGCACCAACTAGAACGGCAGAAGATACTGATCTTGCTCCTGGACTAGATGAAAGTAACGACCCAACAGCAGAGTTTGAAAGACTTGTAGAAGATGTAACTGAGTATCTTTCTGACAAGATATTGATTGGAACTACGGTAACAATTGAGTCTCCAACATATGTCGATGCAGTTGTTACTATAGAATATACAAAACTAGAAACCTATACAACTGCAGAAGCAGAAGAGAATATAAAAAATGCTTTACTTACAGGATTTGGTTATGTAAACCTGGCTTTTGAAGACAAAATTTATCCTAGAGATATTGAGTTTGTTGTTCAACAGGCCCCAGGTATAGAAACCGTCACGGTTACTGCTCTATATGAGTTTGGAGCAGGCTCTTCTCTCTCTACTTTAATTGGAGAACCTGATGAAATTTTTCGTTTTCAAGAAGAAAACATAAACCTTAGTGAGATTTAATGAATAAAGATAATCTGTACTTTGGGATATACAGGGGAGTTGTTAAAAATAACAGAGACCCAAAAAATCAAAGACGTCTAAAAGTTTCTATCCCACAACTTACGGGAACAGAAATAACGGATTGGATTGATTCTGTAGAGCCCTCTAATCTAAGTATTGACGTACCTGTTATAGGCCAAGGTGTTTGGGTTCAGTTTATTGGTGGTAGTTTAAACTACCCTATTTGGGTTGGATCATTTGGTAAAAACCAGGGTAAGAATAAAAAGATATTTATTAAACCCCTGGCTAATACAGCCTCTCTAACTGGACTATCGGCTCATGTTATAACTGTCAAAAAATCTGATGGGACCACAGAGGTTGATTTAACAGCCACAGTTATGGCATTGGCTAATAAAGTCAAGACATTAGAAACAAACCTAACAACCGTAAAGAATACTTTGGCAACTAGAACTGCTGGAGGACATACTCACGGGGCGAATGGATAATAGTTAAGACAGTAAATAAGGGGCAAACAAGAGAAAATAGACCGTTAGGTCTGAGAGGAAATTAAGTGACAGCATCATATCCAGCATCGGTAAAGTCCTTTACTACAAAGGTTGACTTTACTGACACCGTTCTGGCCGAACACGTCAATAGCCTTCAAGACGAAGTAAACTCTATACAGGCTAACCTCGGAACTAATATAAAGACAGGCTCTGGTGGTGTAGGTAACTATGACACTGTAACCACGGCTTGGAATACTTTAAAAGATAGAATTACTAATATTGAATATGGGTTAACAGATGTCTGGGGAGCAGTGCCAATTGGTGGATCTACGGGTCAAGTATTAACTAAATCATCAAGCAGTGATTACGCAACTGCTTGGACAACTATAGATGCTTTACCATCTCAAAGTGGCAATAGCGGTAAATACTTAACAACCAATGGCTCAACTGCAACTTGGGCTCCAGCAAATACTCAGTCAGATAATTTTAGTCAGTTTCTACTTGCTGGCTGTTAGGGAGACTTCTCCGTGGCAAAATATGGTGTAAATTATTATGGTTCATCTAATTACGGTGGGTTTGTTCGTTTACGATTTTCAGTTCAACCAATGTCGGTATTGGCAACAGAACTTGAAACAGTTTCTTCATTTGCTAAAGTACTAGTTAGTTGGCAAACACCACGAGGAAACTTTACTAGAATTAGATTAGTTAGAAATCAATCAGGTTTTCCTGAAACTGCTGAAGACGGTATAATTATATATGATGAAATTGCAACAGAAGGAACTGTTACTAGAACATCTATAATAGATGGAGAAGAAAACCCAACAGACATACCTTTGGTTCCTGGTCGACAAGTTTATTACAGAATGTTTTTGTTTACCGAAACTTTGGTTTGGAAAGTTGCTGGTTCTATTACGGCAATAGTTCCATTAGATCATGGTATTCAAGATAGATTTATGGCAACTCTTCCAAGAGTTTTTACAAGTAAATCGCAAGAACCGTTAGGCGCAGTTGACTTAGACTCTGATCTTTACAAATTTATTTCTGGTTTAACCTTTGCTCAAGAAGAACTCTATACGTTGATAGATTTATTAAAGCCAAGAAACACAGGATTAGAAACTCCTTTTGAATTAATACCAGCAGAAGTTACAAACTATGGATTGCTTTCTGAATCTGCTTTGCCAACTAAAAATCAAAAAAGATTAATTCGTGAAGCCCTGTATATGTATACCCATAAGGGAACTGAAAGTGGTATTGAAAGATATGTAGAATCTTTAACTGGATATGCACCAACAATTACTGTGTCTGAAAACCTATTACTAACAGTTCAGGATTCTACATTTTACGGAGGTGTTGGTAACTGGGTTGCTAGTAGCGCAGTGCTAACCTCTAGCACTGAGCAAGTTCCTGACTCAAATACAAATCAAATAGATACGACAAA